TCGCAGAAGTGCTGAAATCGCTCTTTTTGACTATGGTCAGCCTGAGTGGGAAGAATTTGCAGTAGCTAAAAAAGATTGGTGGTTGCACAACAACGAGCACAGAACGCAAAGCAATAATTCGCTAGTGTTTAAAGAGAAGCCATTGCGTGAAGATTTGGAAAAAATCTTTCACCTAATGCAAGAAGCCGGTGGTAGTGAGCCAGGATTTATTAATGAGGTAGAGGCTCTGCGTCGTGCACATTGGTTTAAAGGTGCAAATCCTTGTGTAGAAATCCTGTTGGGCAACAAGAGTTTTTGTAACTTAACTGAAACTGATTTGGCTAAGTTTAAAGGCGACAATGCTGGATTGCACGCTGCTATTAGGTTAGCCGCTCGTGCCAATTATCGTCAAACTTGTGTTGACTTGTTGGACGGTATCTTGCAAGAATCTTGGCATCTTAACAACTACTTTTTGCGTCTTTGTGGTGTAGGTTTAACTGGTATTGCAATGCGACCAGATATGGGTAGTTACGATTACGAGTACTTAAAACGTACAGCAACTAGTGCAGCAGTTGGCATGGCACAAGAATTAGGACTGCCTAGCCCTAAAAATGTAACTTGTATTAAGCCATCGGGTACACTAAGCAAAATCATGGATACCACTGAAGGTGTTCACAAACCACTAGGCAAATACATTTTTAATAATGTACAGTTTTCAAAACATGATCCGGTTGTAGAAAAACTACGCGAAGCAAACTATCATGTTATTAACCATCCAGTAGATGATAGTGGCGTGCTGGTAACATTTCCAGTTTGCTGGGATGGCGTAGTATTTGATAAAGTTGAAGGCAAAGAAGTTAACTTAGAAAGTGCGGTTGTACAGCTAGAGCGTTATAAATTGCTGCAAACTTCGTGGAATCAACAAAATACATCGGTAACTATTAGTTATGATCCTAGTGAAATTTCAGCAATTATTGACTGGTTGTTAGATAATTGGGACTGTTATGTGGGCGTTAGTTTTATTTATAGAACTGATCCAAGTAAAACTGCTAAAGACTTAGGTTATTTATATCTTCCACAAGAAGTAGTAGATGAACAAACCTATAAAAATTATGTTCAAACTCTAAAATCAATTGATTTAAATTCCGCAAATAGTTTTGATGAAATTACTGATCAAGACTGTAGTACGGGTGCTTGTCCAATAAGGTGATATATTATGGTAAAACCAAACAGTAAAAAAGACAAAGAGAAAAAAATAGATGTTGCCGATGATTTTGAATTTACTTTTAAAATTACCAAAGAAGAAGCTAACATCTTGCTAATTGCTCTACAAGAACTTCCTGGAAAAATTTGTAATCCACTAAGTGAAAAATTGCGTGAACAAGCAATTGAGCAAGTAGAAGGCAAAACTATTCATCATAGCATTGATGAAGGTATTGCAGTAGACGAACGAATGAGTGGCGGATAATGGCAGAAACTTATACGCCTACAACAGGAATGGCTAGTGCAGCTAAACGTGCATTAGCATGGCATGAAGACGGTAAACCTGGCGGCACACTAGTAGGATTAGCCAGAGCCAATCAACTAAAAAATCGTGAACCATTAAGTGCCAGTGTAGTACTTAGAATGTACTCATTTTTTAGTAGACACGAAGTAGATAAGCAAGCAACTGGTTTTAACAGTGGTGAAGAAGGTTTTCCTAGTAAGGGTAGAGTAGCTTGGGATTTATGGGGTGGCGATGGCGGATTTAGCTGGTCTAAGCAAAAACGTGATCACATTATGAATGCCAGAGAAGGCAAGGCCTTAAAGCTAGTAAGGGTAGCTACTAAATCTTCAATGCCAGAACCCATGCTAGACATGGTTGCACAAGCTATTGAAGACTATGCTGATAAAAACATTAGTCAAGACCTAGAAGCCTATGGTCAGTTTATGTATCATGCTCAGCTACTCAGAAATTGTCATCTAGATACTTATTTACTAGATTTGCATATGGTAGCACAACCATATCGTGATGTATTAGTTGATGTATTTGTAGAATTAGACGACGGCAAATCTAACGATTAACAAAAAAGCCCCTAGTAGCAATACTAGGGGCTTTTTTTTAATTATTATAGGCTAAAATAATTTGTTTGCACATTGGGCTGCGTACAATGTCTTCATCTAAGAATTTAATTACTTCTACATTAGGTAAGCCAGTTAATCTATTAACAGCATCTTCTAAACCGCTGTCTATAATATCTACTTGTTTAGGGTCGCCACTTAATACTACTTTACAATTTTTACCTATTCTGCTTAATAGCATTTTTAATTCTGTTTTAGTTAAGTTTTGTGCTTCGTCTACTAGGATTACAGCGTTATCAAAACTACTACCGCGCATAAAGCCTATAGGCCTAGGATCTATGTTTTTATTTTTTAATGCGTATTCATAAAAACCTTGACCTAGTGCTTTTGAAAACACACTGTCAAAAGGTTGTAGGTAGGGTGCGTATTTTTCGTCTATTTTGCCAGGTAAAAATCCCATGCCTCGCCCAGTTTCTACATTGGGCCTAGTAAGAATAATTTTATCAATTTTACGATAAAATAACTGTGATGCTGCATAACTAGCTGCTACATATGTTTTTCCTGTTCCAGCACTGCCTATACCAAAAATAACTTCACAAGTTTTAATTGCATGTAAGTAGTTGCTTTGAATTTCATTTAAGGGTTTTACTTCCTTAAAAACATGTTTTTTACCAGGTATATGATCTTCCAATATATCATCATCTTCAGATTTTTGCTTACGAGAATTTTTACCAGATTGATTACCCATACCCTGCTCCTTATTTAATGGATTAGTGGACGAATTTACTATACTTTTCGCTGCGTGTAATAAGTACATCTTTTACATGGTGACGGTTAATATCACAAGCACTACGATTACCGTAAAGTGCCACCTTAGATTTTAAACAAAGTTTCTCCACATTATCAAACCATAAATTAGGATCGCACCAACTAGTCAATTTACAAGCCCTACGCTCGTGATCTACACCTCCTAAACCGCCATTATAGGCTGCATCAGCAAAAGCATATGCTTCCTTGTTATCTTTAACATATTTATTAAAATACTGGTAATTATCGCGCATCATTAATGCTAGTGCACGAATTTGTAGGTCTGGTCGAGTATATACTACTTGCCAGTTTAATTCCAATAATTCTTTAGGATACTTATATTTTAGTTCTGATAGAGCATCAAATCTAATAGATCCATCTGCTTTAAAAGCCCTGGTAATTTGACCAAGTCCTGCACCCTCCTCACGATCGCTGCGCAAACGCGATTTAGAGTTCCAACATTTACTATGCGTTAAAGATATACAGGACTCGTGCTCTATTAAACTAGCAAGGTATTGGGCTTTGGGTGTGTGGCCCAAACCCTATCTTTTTCTTGTTGTAAGGTGGGCAAATGCTCATATGCTTGTTTAGGAATATAAGTTTCCACTGGTTGTGCGTAGACCTGTGAGCCAAATAAGCTGAGTAAGCCGTAGATAATTACGCAAAGACCTAAAAAACTTAAACCTGCGCCAGTGGCGGTTTCACGTGCCTTTTTAAGCAGTGATTCCATGTCTGCGTAGTCAAATAGTGCTCTGCGTGCAAGATGTGCAAACCATACAGCTACAATTGGTGTAGCTAGTTTGGCTAGAAATGGGATAGTCATGTTACCGCCATTAGGGTCGCTGATAAAAAGATACAGCATAACAATAATGGTGCCGCCAATCATAAAAATGTTGCGAAAACGAAAGTGTTCTTTCATGGTTTGTCCAGGTTAGCAAGTTTGCGAATAGCCTCTATGCTAGCCGCTTGTTTAAGTGCACACGTGCCGTATAGTTCAATAATTTGAATATAGTGTTGAGCTATGTCGTCATATGTGGAATTTTTAGATAGTAGTGGTAGTAGTTCACAAGCAATTAATAGTTGAGGTTCTACTACAATACGTTTTTGTGTTGCTGCAATTACTGGTGTTTCTACAGATTTTTTAGAAAAAATTCCACATCCAGTAAGCATTGTAAAAAAACAAAAGCCAAATATTATTCGTGTTTTCATTTTTCGTTGGCTCGCATAATTGCCTCGCCGATACTATCTAAAAATGTTTGTGATGGTAAACACTCACCGTTTTTTATAATAGTAGTCGGCCGCAGTTTTAGTTGTTCGCTAATACTAATTATTTGTTTGCTTAATTTTTGCTGTTTTTGTGCTGCTTGTTGTTGAACAGCGGTTAAACTACTATCTAATTCTGTAATTTTTTGCTGTAGTTCTAGTTCATATTGTTGCCGAGCTTGTACACACTCTAAGTGTGCTTGTTCATAACCGCGAGTATAAATTTTATTGTAGATAAAAAACCCGGCTATGGCTACTGCAACAAATATAATGATACTAATTATTATTTTTATGTCATTCAGCATTTTGTTCGCTAGGATTAAAATGTGGGTATCTGTACGACTCTGGGCTAGCTATAGGCATGATCTCAGTGGCTTGCATAGCATTAATAACAGATTGTGGAAATTCTGCATACATATCCCTGATGCCGGTTAATCTGAAAGGCCTACGGGCCGACCAGTCTTTAATAGGCATGTACCAATCATTATTTTTATCGTAAGGTTGAAGTGGACTTGTATAATGTGTAATGATTCTACCATCTACATTGGATTTACCAATAAAGTGTAATGTAATAAATGGAAAATCTGGTAATTTCATAGTAAATGCATTCCAGTCATATAATTCAAATACTATTACGTTGTCAATATTTATTGGGTTAGGTGGCGCTGGAGGTAACGTAGGAATAGTTTCTGTTTCTGGATCATAAGGAAATTGTGCTTGTAATTTGTCTAGTGTTGGTATACTGGTTTGATCAACCATATTTTATCCTTGTTGATTTAATTGTTGCCACTTATTTAAAGGGCATGAAGATGCTGTAAATTTTGCTTTTGCTGGCATAATACATCCACACTCTTTACATCGATATATGGATTTTTGTAAACTATCGCATTGTGTACAAATTTGTAACCGCGCATAGTATGTGGTTTTATCTACTAAAAATTGAGCAATCATATTATAATTTCCTTTAATTTATACCTATAATATTAGTTACAAAGACCGTTAGGATCACCACATTCTGCTACATATTCTCCGCAACAACCGTCAGCACGTTTAAAGTTATAGTCACAACCGCCATTACCCGCACAATCTGTACCATAATAATATCCTAAATGAGTACCATATGCAGGACACCCAGCGCAAGGATTGTATACATAACCACAACTTGGTGAATTATATTCGGTGTCTACACGATAAAATACACAACCCCCGTCGGTGTATGTGTCATATCTAGTATAGCCATCACAATTATCTCGAGTATAGTTAACACCATAGTAGGCGCAAGCAGCCCCTCCACCAGCAACACTGCTATTACCTATCATGTTTACTGCATATACATAGCCATTATAACTACCGTGGCCATCTGTGCCAAATGAAACTGAAAAAGTAGTAGGACTTACTGACGTACTACCAGCTACTCCACCACCATTTTGATTAGTAATATAAGGAATATATGCAGTAATAGGCCTATTACCATTACTACTAGGAGCTCCCCAACTAATACATACTGTACTGCCACCACATCTGCTTACACTAACACTTACTGGTGGACTAGGGGCTGAACCTTTTGGTAACCCTGAAAATTTAAGTGTAGAAAACATTAAAAAGTAGCTCCTGATTGACTTGCAAACCAGTTTACACCATCACTAATAAATACGTAAATATCTGTTTTACCATTAGTTAGTGTAGGTGTAGGCACACTACCAAAATTATATTTAATAGTGCCTACAGTAGTTGCAAACGTTAATGTAGTAGGAGTATTTACATAGTTTACTTGAACAGTTAAACTTTTACCTGCTAAGGGCGGGGGCAGCGTAATTGCATTTGCTCCCGCCATAGTAGTAATACTTTGATAGCTGCCGTTATCTAGTGATAGTGTTACTGCGTTTTTAGTAACTGTTACGTAATACAACTGCTCAGTATAATTTTTAATGGTTGGATTAGTAAAACTTTTATTGCCAGAATTATCTACTCTGTTTAATTCTACCCAGTCTACTTTTCCAAAACTATTAAAGGTTCGTTTGTATAGGGTCATAGCATTAGGATTATACCATTCATCTCCTAAAATAATATTTTTTGGTTCTGTTGTTGAAACAAAGTGTTGTAAATAATTTCTGGTTGGCATAATTAGGCCTGCGCTTCTGTCCAGCTAATACGAGCTAGGATTGAGTTTGTGGTAACGGCAGTAACGTTTTGAGCACAAATTGTAATAATATCCGGACCATCTGGATAGATATTATTTGCAGTAGTAGGACAACTATTAGTATTACCACCACCTAAAATACTAGTACCTAAATCTCGAACTTGATTTAAGTCTTCAGTATTAACACCAGAAGCGGTATAAAAACCAAACACAGTCTCACCACCACTAATAGTAGTACCACTAGGATGAATTGCTAACTGTGCTAAACTAGATCCGCCAACTTGTGCAAATTGACCGGGACTACTACCACCAAATCTGCCGTTTAATCTTAATGAAATTAAGAATGTAACACCAGTGCCTGTAGTAAATGCAGAAAGCGATCTCATAACCAATTGCATGCGATTAATAATCTCACGAGCACCTAACACACCAGTTAAACCATTATCAACACTAGGAGCAATACGAATACTGATTAGTGGAACAATAACGTCTTGGCCAATATTACTAATAGTTTGTGTACGATTCATACCGCCTACGAAAACTAGCGATTTATCGTCATCAAATCTGCCGTCCATGATAACAGAACTACCCCAATGACTAATTGTACTAGCTTGATTAGGGCCATAAAACTCTACTTTAATAGGAGCTGTTCCACCTAAACTGCCTGTAGTAACACCAGTAACTGTAAATGCAGTTGCTGTAGCATTACCGCCTGCTGCGCTACCCGCACCAGCAATTGCTAAATTTTGAACGTTTCTGGTTAAATTGTTAAGTGTATTACCAGTTTTACTAGTATAACTAACGTACTCAATTACTCCGCCAGTATCTGCAGCTTGACTTAATACTAAGGTACCTGCACTAGGAAATGCGCTGGCATCAGCAACTGTCATGCTGGTAGTAGCACCACTAGCTAATGTAGCAGTTAAATAAGTATAAGGAGTAAGTGTATTAGTTTCATAACGTGCAACCATATTACCGCTGCGCATGTAGGCTTCAGTATTTAGGTTATTATTAGCAATTCTATGACAGTATACTACTTCGCCACGATTATTTTTAAATCCAAATCTAATTGCACCTGCGCCATACCAACTAAAATCAGTATAGAACATTTGCATTTTGGTGTAGTCTATGTTCATTAAACTTGCACCGGTACCGTCCATTTTGTCAATATTCCACTGACTTTGAGGATACCTAGTATCAATAGTTTTACTTACTACTACACCTGAAATATTGCTTTGACCTTTATATTCAGGATAAATTACCATTGCAGTATCAGTGGTAATCTGCTGTACAATATAACTCATACCGCGAATTACAATATAGTCACCAGGTTTTAATTGCTGACTAAACTTAGTATTAGTACCTGTAACTGCTGCACTGTTTGCATTTACAGCAATTGATCCAGAAATTTGTGTTGTACTACTACGTTTTACACAGTAAGCGTTTTGACCATCGTGTTCAAAAAAGAAACCGTTTTGGTTGTCAAACATACCTACCCGGTTATAACTACCATACCAACTTAACGGGCTAACTGTAATAGGAAAACCAGATGCAGGTGCAATTGAAGGAGTACTACCAGTAGCATCTAGTCTAGCACTACTAGTATAAGTAAAAGTAAGTGAATTTGTTACTGAAGTTACTAAGTAATTGCCGTTATAGGCAGCATCAGTACTACCACTAACTTTAATAGTAGAACCAGCTAACAGCCCATGCGGATATTTAGTAGTTACTGTAATAGTATTACCACTACCACCATTGGTTAAGTTTTCAACAAACAATGCTGGTTTTAAAATACTACCAGTACTAAATTGAATACTCTTACCACTTTGATAACGGAATTGACGACGTGTTTGACGAATTACCTGATAGCCGTGATATGGACTAACATTGGTAAATTGTACGCCACCATCAAAAGGCCTATGTTGTACATAGCCTAATGCACGTGGATAAATACTGGCATTTAGTGTTGCTGTTACCGCACCAGTTAATGCAGTTAAAAAGGTAAATGTGTTTGTGGTAGCTGTGCGCTCAACAACATAATTACCAATTAGTGTAGTAGGTGTTACACCTACAATATAAACACTATCGCCTACCCGTAAACCATGACCATTAGTAGTAGTTACAGTAGCTCTAGTACCGTCTAATGTAATAGCACCAGTTCCTGCTAGTATAGCACTGCCAGTATAAAAATTAGCGTAATATACATAAGTTTTTGTAGTGTCAATTAGTGGTGTAACTGTAGGTGCTACAGTTGTTGAATAAGTAAACACTCCTGTACTAGTAGTGCTACTAGTACATACCCACCAACCATCTGCATTTGCAGCGTCTAAGGTGCCTTGAATAAATATTGGTTGTCCTACTGAGGGCATTATAGTAGTAAATACAAAAGCACCTGCTGTCATAGCACTACCACTTTGTACAGTAATTTGTGTAGTACTGTCCACTGATAATACAACGGTTACACCAGTACCAAATGCACCAGTACCGCTTTGTTTTACTAATTGTTGGCCAGCATAAAGTCCTGCAGTGCTAGTAATACCAGTAATTGTAGAAACAATAGCAGCACTAGTAATTGTACCTGAAAAAGCTTGTAGTGTTACGCTTACAGTGGTAGTACTTGCTGTAATATTACTAACAATTGCGGGACTGGTTGCATCATAAAAAGCACTAGGACGATTATTGAGTAGTGTAAGACTTTCCCACTTTGTAGGTTGTTGCCCGTATTCAAAGTCAGTGTCAATTAGTGATTGTGGTGCACTAATTCTAAGTTTGTCTACTGAATCGCGTAGCGTTTCAGCAGGTACAATTTCTGCGTAAGTTTCTTCTACTAAAATGCTTAATTTATCTGTAGTTTGCATAGATGCTGTATTGTATGATAATACAACAGTAGTAGTTTCAAGACCTGAAACCGTATCTACACTATTTGTAAAACTACTTGCACCTAGTGCAGGATCACTAAAATTATATAATACAGTGCCTTGATAAGCGGCGTTTTGTGTTACATTAGTAATTAGTAAAAGTTGTTCTTTTCTAATATTCTTACCAGTAATAACAATTGTTTTAGTTCCTGGTGTAAAACTATAACCTTCAAGTATTACGTGTTTTGCCATTTTTGTTTAATCTCCAAGGGCGACAGTGGTCGCTGAAAAAGGGTATCTGAAAGTTTGCGTAGTAGAAGATTGTCCTGAAATTAATAGAGCATTACTACAAACGCTAGGTGCATTGTATATAGTAATATAATTTTGAGAATCAAATGTTCTTACTCTATAACCCTTGAAAGAAGCATATTCTACTAACCAGGGCCATGTATATTTAATTATATAAGGCGATAATTTAAAACCGTCTATTATTACTTCTAAATCTTTACTATCTGTGATAGTAGTTACTAAATTTTGTTCTAATCTTAGCGGAAAATGAGTGGTTATACCATCAAATTGACCAGAAATATCATTTAATATTGTTTTGCTACCGCCACCACTACCCGCATTAACTAAACTAGTAAGCGCTACAATCGCATCATTAAGATTAATAAAATTATTATCTACTTCTGCATTGGTTAAGGGTCTATTTTGAGCAGTAGCACCTGTTTGCCTAGTTACAATTGTTGCCATATTAAAAATCCTCTATAGGCTTAATTATCTTGTTGGAAATGTTAAGTTTGGCACACTAATGGTGCGGGCGACGCCGTTAGTTATGCGGAAGTCTTGAATAGAACCGTTGCAATAACCAGTGATTGCAGAATTATAGTATTCAGCGC